GGTATCATGCCGCAGCCCCAGCCATTCTTGTTGCACTGACTAGACTTGGTGTACCTGTATCTACTTCATTCTTGGTGTTATCAGTATTTGCTTCAACTTTCGTGTTGGAGAAAATGCTTATGAAATCGATCATGGGGTATGGTGTAGCCGCAGGCTTTGCATATATGGTATGGTTTGCTATCACGAAGTATGCGGGTCACTGGTTCGATGAAACAAAGCCTGTATCTGAAGATAACAAAAAGTATTGGCGTATTGCTCAATGGTTTGCAACTGGTGGATTGTGGTGGACTTGGTTATCACATGACATGGCAAACATCGCAGTATTCTTGCCACGTGTAGTTCCTGTAGACTTGATGATTATGATCTCTGCTGTTTTCGTGGCAGGGCTGTTCTTCATGTTTAGAGAGCGTGGCGGTAAGATCCAACAGATCGTACTAGAGAAGCATAACACTCGCTATGTCCGAAGTGCGACACTGATCGATCTGTTCTACTGGTTATGTCTATACTTCTTCAAAGAACTCAATGACATTCCTATGTCTACTACTTGGGTCTTTGTTGGTCTACTTGCAGGACGTGAACTCGCAATGGCTACATACTTTGGTAAGCAAAAGACCAAGAGTGTGTTCCCATTAGTTGCGAAAGACTTTGGTAAGATGATGGTAGGACTTGGCGCATCTGTTGCTCTAGTATTGCTAGTGCATTATGTGATAAATCCTGTCTAAAAGTTCTTGACAACCGTGCTTACTTCTGTTATACTTTAGTTCTAATCAGCTAAATAAGGAGTAAGCACGTGTCTGTTATATCATCGTATTTCAAAGAAGGCGCTGACTACAAAGTCAGAGCCGATGTAGTTTTAGAAAGTGATTGTTACGTAATGAAAGTTTATGATAACAATGGTCAGTTCGTCACAGAGAAATCATTTCCTGGCAAATCCCTACACTATGCAGAATCAGCCGCAGAGAACTGGGCTTTAGGATATCAGGTGCTAAATGACTGAGTTTCCTGGTATAAGGGGAAACACATTTGGTATTGACATCCGAGAGAATATAGTGTATATTAGTGATAATAAGATAACAAATAATTCTGCCGAGACGCAACTCTTCATCTATGCGTATCGTATGGGCAGAGATCACAAAAAAATGGAGATAAGGGACGCACTAGACATATGAAAGAAATAAGCACTGAGAATATCGTAAAAGAGATACAGGCATTTATTGATAAGGGTGTTCCATATATTGATGCAGTTGTTGAGTATGCAGAGAAGAACGAAGTTGAGATCGAAGTAATCGGTCAGATGATTAGGTCTTCTCCTATCTTGAAAGCAAAGATACAGTACGAAGCAGAGGAGCTAAATATGATGGATAAGACGGACAGGTTGCCAGTATGAGTTTGTATAGTACACGTGATGCATTTGATACCTATGTGTGCTATCTAGCTATGAAACGGCACTTTACATCCACTTACGATTTCTTCAAATACAATGGCAAGGTGAATGCTAAGTCAGATGCATTTGAGAATCGTAAAGACAAATTTTTCTTCTACAAGTTGTCTAAAAAGAGAGACGCTAAAAACTTTCTATTAGCCAACATCATAGTGAACCCGAATGTCTGGGCGGGTGAACTTGTAGATGATAAAGCAGAAGCCATTTATACTGAATGGTCGAAGCGAAAACAGGCATTGACGTATCAGTTCAAATCTGATATAAATGAATTGGAAGATGACTTCAACTCTAACTTTTTAGTTGAGAACGGTCAGCATCCAAGAATGTTGAAACTTTATATGATGAATAGAATTAGCCTCGAGACGCTTGTGATATTGTGCGAACTGACTGGCTGTCTATCACATTGGGAAAAGAGTATCAAAGATACCATAGTTTTTCCTGATATAAATAGATTAGTCAAGAAGTATTCGCCCTTTATTGAATATGAAAAAAGCAAAATGAAGCAAATTCTACTTGACAAATACAACGCAATCGTGTAATATATACAAATAAATCGCAATACAGCGCATACTAGGAGAAAACTTATGACTACATCTTTCGCAGCCCTAAAGCAGGCACGTTCAAATTCCTTTGACAAGTTGAACTCTCAACTTCAGAAATTGAACAATGCATCCCCTTCACAAAACGATGACTACTGGAAACTAGAGGTCGATAAAGCAGGCAATGGCTATGCTATTATTCGGTTTCTACCAGCCCCCAACGGTGAAGACCTGCCCTTTGTTCGTGTCTTTGATCACGGCTTTCAAGGACCAGGTGGTTGGTACATCGAAAACTCATTGACAACTATTGGTCAGGATGACCCTGTCTCTGAGCATAACTCGCAACTGTGGAACTCAGGCTCTGATGCCAACAAAGAGATTGCACGTAAGCAGAAGCGCAGGCTTTCTTACCATGCAAACATCTATGTGGTAAAAGACCCAACGAATCCTCAGAACGAGGGCAAAGTTTTCTTGTACAAGTTCGGCAAGAAAATCTTTGACAAGTTGAATGCGGCAATGAACCCAGAGTTTGAGGATGAAACACCCATCAATCCTTTTGACTTTTGGGAAGGCGCTAACTTCAAGCTGAAGTGTCGTAATGGCGACGGTGGGTACCGTACATACGAACCTTCATCTTTTGACGAAGTATCGCCACTTCTATCTGATGACGATGCACTAGAAGGTGTATGGAAGTCTGAGAAGTCGCTTCAAGATATCATCGATCCTAAAAACTTCAAGTCTTATTCAGAACTCAAAGCAAAGCTTTACAAAGTTCTGGCACTTGATGGCGGCTCACACGCACCCACGACTAAAGCCGAGGACGATGATGTGGAGATGAATTTCACTCCTAAGTTTGAGGAGCGTTCAGCTCCCGCTCAGGCAGAGGCTTCATCTCCTACTATGGCAGAAGAGTCGTTCAAAGCTCCATCATCCACGGATGACGATGACGACCTAGACTTTTTCAAGGGTCTAGCTAACGACTAGAACTTCTGTGATAGGGGAAAGGGGAGCCTTCGGGCTCCCTTTTTTTATTTACAGCGCAGGGTCTAGAGAGGGAGCAGTACCAGTACTTGTGTAATAGTTGTTGGTGACGTTAGTGACTCTGTTGTCGTTGGTCACTGTTGTTGGTGCTACAAATTGATTTGCGTTACCAGTTGCATCTGCGCCTTGTAAAGCACCGGTTTGTTGACCTACTCCCATGCCTAATGCAGATCGCAGTATGCCAATATTTGTAGCGGCTTGTGCGTATTGTGGCTCCATGATTTCAGAACCAAGACCAAATACTTTGCTACCAAATATAAGTCCTGCTTCTTGTCCCAGCAAAGCGCCTTCGATGATAGGCACTGCTTCTTTTAGATCATCGGCAAAACCTCTGATATTGAACTTACGTCCATCAAAGTCAATTGCTTTGAATTTGGCTAAGTTATCTGCAATGCTACCAAGAGCATTTGCGCCCTTGTCTAATTGATCTGCACTATCGGCAATAGACATAACCTTTTCAATTGGACTCTCACCACCAGATAAGAATCCTATGATGTTACTGCCTATATTGAGTAGTGATGCGCCAAATTCGCCACCAGTAAACTTCAGTAAGCCCGTAGCAATATTACCCATTGCAGTACTGAATGTACTACCATCATCTGTTTGGCCATTAGTGACGCTGAGTAGTGTCGTAACTTCGTCTTTGATACGTACAGCAAAACCTTTATCTTGACCAGTAAAGAAGTCGATCATTCCTTGTACGGCAGTAGCACCACCTTCTACTAATTTACCAGCACTGAATGCAGTCAGACCCACAGCAATCCCACCCATGACTGTAGCAAACTTCGCCGTATCTGCTCCAACACCAGGTAGATTGGGTATCTTTAGTAGTGTCTCTACTTCACTTTTGATTCTATCAGCAAAGTCTAAATTCTCTTTTGTTGTGAAGTATGATACGCCCTCATTGATTGCAGTGGCACCACCTTCGACAGCCTTACCAAATGCGAATGCTGTCAGACCAGCTCCGATGCCTGCCATAACTGCGGCAAACTTCACTGTGTCTGCACCAACACCAGGCATATTTGGAATTAGAAGTAATGTCTCGACATTCTTTCTAATCATTTCAGCCCAATTTTCGCCGTCGCCTGTCTGACCAGTAAATCTATTGAAACTATCTGTTGCTGTTGTTGGTATTGATGCTAGACCAGCAGTTGCTTGTCCTGCACTAAATGCTATCAAGCCAAGACCAATGGCTGCCATGATAGCAGGGAATGCCGTAGTATTTTTGAATGTAGCGTTCTCTAGTGAAGGAATCTCAAGTAACTTTTCGACATTATCTCTAACATTACCTGCCCAATTTTCACCACCATCTACACCAGCAAACTTACCGAATGCGTCTGTAGCTACCGTTGGTACTGCCGCTATGCCGGCTGTAGCTTGTCCTACGCTAAATGCAATAAGACCTAATCCTAGAGATGCCATTATTCCTGGGAATGCAACAGTGTTGCCTAATGTTGCGTTAGGTAGACTGGGTATCTCAAGTAGAGTTTCGACATTATCTTTTATATTGTCTGCCCAATCATCGTTTGCGATAAACTTGTTGATTGCTGTACCAACACCACCAACAGTTTGACCTATGCCAAATGCGGCAAGGGCTACACCCATAGATGTTAGAGTGGCAGTAAATACTGCTACGTTAGCCCCGTCTGCACCAGGCAAATCAGGAATAGATAGAAGTGTTTCTACTTCATCTTTTAGATTTTGTGTCCAGTCTTTTCCTTGTGTTGCCCAACCTGCGAGTGCAGTTGCGCCTTGTCCGACAGCAAATATTGTTAGTCCTGCGCCTATGCCTGCGAGTGCTAACCCTAATGAGCCACCTTCTTTTAGAAATTCAACGTTGCTTTCATAGCCTTCGCCAATAGATAGTAGAGTTTCAACGCCTTCTTTGATTCCATCTGGATCGAATTGATCCATGATTTGGCTGAATCCAAGCAGGGCAGCACCTATGCCAATTCCGGCAAAACCTATACCTTTACCAACTCCACCAATAAGACCGCCTATACCGCCTAACACATCACCTGTGCCAGACATTATACCACCGCCAGTTTTACTGCCAGATCCTCTAGCACTACTACTAGACGCAGACCCTTTGGCCAATCTTGCGGCTCTTTGAGCGTCTTTTGCTGATTCTTCCTGCGCCGAAACGAATCCTGTCAAAGCCTCTGTTTGCTTTTTCAGTTCTAATTCGATGCTCTGAAAGATTGGCATCATATCTGCGGTCGTGGCCATTTACTTACCTTTTGCTTCTTGATTTCTCTTTTACGTCTTCAAGATGATCTATTAGCATCTCCATGTATATGTCTCGCTCATATGGTAAAAGCTCTTCTAATTCTGTTAGGCTATAATTGTGGTGTTGCGCCATAGCGAAAATACTTTGGTAATAATTTACCAGTGTATTATGACTCAACATCACATGAAAAAACTTTCTATACCCTCAATAACAAACTTCTTATCTTCGCCAGTTGGTGTCTGATATGGACACTCAATTCTCATTGCTGGCATACTAGTGAAGAATGTTTGAATCTTCTCTAAAGCACTACCAGATAAATCATCAATAAAGCTATCAACTTCTTCTTTACTGAAATCTTTCATACGAAAAATTTGCTCACCGTCAGATGACATGACTTCGTTGATACAACTGATCATGACGTTGAAACTACCTTCACCCTCTTTAGAGTCAACCATAGTATGCAACTCTTTTAGTGTAGGATATCTCATCGTAATAGTCCAATCATCACTGACAGCAATCTTTGGATCAAAATCTCCTAGTCTTGCTATCTCTACTTTGTTCACATCAAATGAAAGCGAAATCTTACGACCCTCATTCTCTGGATCATTTACTTCGAATTCCACAGTATCATTTACTGCTTTTCCTCGAATGTGCATTAGAATGTACTCGAGGTCAAATGTTGCTAATTCACTTACGTCAATGTCGTCCTGAATACAGTTCGTAATGACTTGCTCAATAGATAAAAAGATTTGACTCACATCACCGCTTTCACGGCCAATCAAAAGAATCTTTTCTTCTTTGACTGTAAATGGTCTAATCTTTATCTTCTTTTTTGTTGATGGGATCGTAATCTCAAACAACGGTTGTTGTATTTTTGGTAATGGCATAGTATACTCCTATAATATAATTATCGTAAAGATCCAAGAATTGTATTCACATCTGTTACAGTGTTCACGAGGTCTTGGATATTTCTCGGTCTGTTCAAGTTATTTAGTGCTTGTCCAAATGTATTTAGTGAAGACAGTAGTCCCAATATGCCATTAGCACTATTAGTATCACCTGTTAGTTCACCGGTTGTAGTCGCTTCAACTTTCATACCGTCATATGCAAACTGCACCGGTAAAGTCATGACTTCACCAGCATTCTCCCAGGCGACTTGCTGAGAGCCAACGCTTGTTGGGTATGCATTATAGAACTTATATGAATATGTCTTATCTGTTTGGTTCTGAGAGAATATAGTGACTTCAATAGTACACGCATAGTCATCTCTATACCCAAACTCGTATGGCCGTTGACCACCATTGATCTCAGATAGGTATCCAGCATCAATATCGTAGTTTACAATATCTTGCATCCATCTGTGAAAGAATCTAGTCACACCAAAATTGCTATCTACCATAAACACAGTAGGCAATAGTGGAAGTTCAAAGCCGTTTGGTCGCTTCTCAGATGGACCATAACCACGAGGCTTGAAGTCTACTGTCTGTACTGCGACTTCAGGTACTTCTGCACTACGACACAAGAACGTCATATCTTGTGTAGCCATGTTCTCTTCTAAAAACGTCAAGTTTTCATTGAGTGTGATCTTTAGAACGAACAGATTGCTCTTAGCTAGCCCGTGTTTATGCAATTGTGCATTGAAATCTTTTATGCTAAATGCCATATCTTTATCCTATCATGCGTCTTGAATCTTTGAAGACGGTTGCTTTGCTTGCGCCCTGGAATCTTTCTAGCGGCATAAATAGAGCCATGTCCCACTCAGAGGGATAGATGTAGAGAAATTTACTTCTCAGTTGGCTAGTAAGATAATGTTTTATACAAGGCTTGAAGTAACTGAACTTCGATGAGGAGTTCAGCAACTTGTATGAGAGATTGAGTTTGGTTGTTTCATCGTATCTTGTGTTAGATGCTACATCATATAGAGCGTCCATAAGTTTTGCTCTATACTGTAATGGCAAGTAGTGTAGGTTCAATCCCATAAACCCGCCCTTGACTTTCTTGTATGGGAACACTAGAGGAAATCTATCAAAGTATGGAAGTGTCTCTTTATGCTTGGCATCGTAGTAGTACATATACATTTGACCAACTAGAGGTCTAGCAGTAAGACGATCTTTATCACCTCTCATCAGCTTACCTTCGTTGACACGCTTGTATGTACTAGCGGCATCTCTGTACCAGGTACGAGCCTTTTGCTCACGTGCTGGAATCTGACCTGCACGTACACCCTTAGTTAGAATTTCGTCAAATACTATTGCCATTAGATTTCTACTACGCCTTCTTCTATAAGCCGTTCACGATTTTTCATATGTGCTTCGTGGACATCATCTTTAGATTGTCCGTGATAAGCAACAGCATGACCATCTTCAATCATAATCTCAGTAAGTCTTTTCACATCATCGCCTTCTTCGATCAAGAAGTCGCCTAGAATACGACCAAACTTACCTTTCTTATCTTCGCCGCTCTTATCTACTTCAGTCTTCAATATCTGAGTAGAGCCAAGAGGTAGCATATCTTTGACGTGAGACTTAGCGGCAAGACCAAACTTCTTCTCTACCTTGTCTCTCGTTCTGGATTCTGGAGTATCGATACCCATGACACGCACTCGCTCACGATGAAGCCAGATACCAAAACCTAGATCAATATCTACGTCTACTGTGTCGCCATCGACTACTCTTAGAATTTTACATTTATACTCGTACATCTATTCTTTCTCCATAAAACAGTTGCGCTGGGTTGTTTTATTGATTGATTGTTGTGCCCAGTCCAACTCCTGGATTATTCTATTATACCATTTGGAGTCCATCTCACTGTTATGTGGGTTATCTCGCTCAACTGCCAATTGTTCCATTCTCATTGAGATGTAGCCAGCGGCCGCTTTAGCTTTTCTTGCTTCAGACCTTTTTACTTGGCTATCAATTATGTGCTTCTTTGTCGCTGTCAAGCATTCGACATTGTTACCTCTATAATTCATATTACTTTACTCCTAGATGTCCTTCGTGCATTATTTGAAACTTCCACCCACGATCTTTACAAAAGTCTTCAGCGGCTTGCCACTTAGCTTGGTTTATACCCCAAGTCTTCACCTCGTTTATATACCTTCTGCTTAGTTTTCCTGTAGACGTATTCTTCTTTGATATGTCTGGCGGAACAGTCTGCGCTTTTGGCTTTACCTCAATCAGGACAGTTTCTTTTCTCTTATCTCTATTTATCTGTTTTACTAAGAAGTCTGGAAAATATCTATGCATTCTTCCGTCAATAGGTGAGCGATATGGGACTATAAGCTCCTCACTGCCCCACTCTATAACATCTGGGTGTACATCCAGATATCTCATCAATTTGAACTCCCACCCACTTCTATAAATAATGTTAGTGGGGTCTCCCATGTACTTTTTAGGATTCTTCGGTTTGAAGCGTCCTTGATAATATTTTGCCATATCATAACCGATCTTGGTATTACGTATAAATAAGTGATAAAGCTATTTATAAGGGTTAGCAAATGACAGTAGATTCAGATATGGAGAAAGCGAGGTCTACGAATAACTTCACATCGTATTCGTATCCTCTAACTCCTGGTCAACACAACATGGTTCTAGTCTTCAAAGACTACGATTACCGAAGCGCAACATCAAGTGGATTTGTTCGTGGTGAAGATCGTGCAGTATCATCTAAGATTGATGCTAGTGTTAGTCTTCCTATTCCCAACAACTTGACAGACACATACAACGTAAAAGTGGGACCGTATGAGTTGGGAGTAACTGGAGCATTAGCACTAGACACATTAGGTGCAGGTGGTAGGGCAGAGTTACTAGCAGACGCACAATCAGCCTTCTCCTCTGGTGGTGAAACAATCGCTGGAACAGATAAGACTACGGCTGTCGGTAGTACATTCAAAATTGCTAGTGCATTTATGGGAAGAAACGTATTAGATAAGCTCCCAGGGGCTGGTGGCATCAATACTGCTATCGATATGAGAACCGGCAATACTGTAAACCCTCACGTTGCATTGAAGTTTGACGGTGTCGATCTCAAGCAACACACATTCAACTGGCAGTTATCACCTAGAAGTAACGAAGAAGCACGTCAACTCAAAGACCTTTTACAATTTATCAAAGCCCGTATGCTACCCGCTTATGCTATTGATGGAGAATCTTCAGTTTCAAGAGCCCTTCTCACTTATCCTAATTTAGTTGACATATTCTTTACGGGCATTGATCAGAACTACTTCTACTATTTCAAGCCTGTTATGATCAACACATTTACAACAGACTTCACGCCACAAGGACTCGCTTTGAACAAAGGTGGTCGACCATCATTCATCAACTGTACTATGACAGTAACAGAAGCGCAGATTCACACTAGAAGTGATATCGAAGGCATGAGTCGAGCGGCTGGAGACGGAGGAGAATAATGCCTAGATATTTCAGATATTTTCCAAAGACTAAGCACCAAGGTCAATTACTACTTGACATTACGAAACGTGCTAAGTTCAAAAGCACGATTGCAGAGAACCCACGTGTATACCTACCATACACAGTAAAGAACGATGAGTCGGCAGAAGAAGTGGCACACCTATACTACGGTGATGTGAATCTAGTTTGGCTTGTTTATCTTGCAAACGATATCATTGACCCATATAAAGATTGGCCAATGGAACAAGAAAACTTTTACGATTACATCTCTGACAAATACAAAGAAGAGTATAAAGAAAGTACTGGCTCTGCTACAGCACCTAGGCAACTAGTTCTTGATTGGACTATGAATGAAACTATAGACGATAATGTCCTATACTACGAGAACGATGATGGTGATCAAATTAGTTTAGAGACGTTCACATTAGGCGCTACGTTTGATTCTGATTTTGACGCAGACGAATGGACAAAGATGACCGTCTTTAGAGTTGAGAATGAAGAGAACGAAAACAAAAGACAGATACAAGTGATAAACAAAATCTACGCTGAACAAGTAGATAAAGAATTCAAGAGACTTATGAATGAGTGAAGCGGCTAATCAATCACCAGCAGGTACTTATACACTAAACGGCTTTTACTTGATGCCATCTACGGCTGATTCTAAAAGACAAGCGGTTGGTGCTACCGAAAAACCTGATGCGGTGTTGAGTGAAGATGATATTCTTGATATAAAGATGATCGTCCACACTTGGTCTATCAAAGAAAGTTTTACTAAGGGTCATATTAGTGGCTCTGCTAAAGTATATGACTCAGAAGGAATCTTTTATTCGTTTCCTTTGCGTGGTCAAGAAAGAGTAAGAATTGTATACACAGACTTTTTTGGCATTGAACGTCAAGAAGATATGTTCTTGTATGCAGTGACAGATGTTGCTACACCAAAGGCAAGTGACGATAGTGTGTTAGAATATAACATACACTTTGCCTCTTATGGCAAGTTCTGGTCTGATAGATTTTCTGTATCACGCTGTATTGCAGACGGCAGTGGTTCTACTAGAAAATACATTCCTATCAATGAGCAAGTAGAAACTATATTCGAAGATTATTATAAGACCTCTGATAGCGGTACTGAAAAAGAAATAGTTGTGCATGAAACAGAAGGCAATCAGAAGATTGTTATTCCCAATATGCGTCCAGAGGCAGCAATGCACCTCATGTCACGTAAAGCATACACATCATCTTTCCCATCTTCTTACTACAGATTTTTTGAAACAAGAGAGAAGTATCATTTCGTAAATCTAGAAGAGATATTCTCTACGGCAGAAAGTAAGGGTAAATATACTTATGTATCTGGTCCACAAGATGAGACGCCACAGGGTGAATTGAATAAGATGTCTGGAGTCATTAGTTTAGACTTTCACACGCCAGTAGACACGTTTGATGCCATGAAGAATGGCGCTTACTATAGAAAGGTAGAAGAAGTTGACATCACTAATAGAATGGTGAAGTCACATGAGTATACGCACGAAGATGAATATAAAGATTATCAATACCCAGGCTCATCAAGTACAACCGATTCTAAACGTGTACTGAGACACACATCTGACTTTATCAAAACACATATGAATGACTGGTCATCTACGTATGTAATCAAAGATTATCCAGATGCTGATATGCCAAATGCATATGGGATAAGACCAAAACCATATTACGGAGAGATTCTGAATAGTAAAAACGCTCATATTTATGATTATAGAGCAACTAGACTCACCGTAACGATATATGGTAATAACGAATTGTTCCCTGGCGATCTAATTGATTTAGAGATTCCTTACTTCAACGTATACGGATCTATTGATGAAGAGCGTTCAGGAGTTTATTTGATAGAAAGCATAGATAATATATTCTATGAAAATTCGTATATGCAGAAAATGAGAGTGTCACGTGGTCCTATGAATGAGGTGAAAGAGTAATGTTCAACAGTAAAGATGGAATAACCCCACACTGGTTTATTGGCGAAGTCGTAGATAAGAACGATCCAACGAATAGTGGTCGTGTGCGTGTTCGTGCTATCGGCATACACCCAGCAAGTGGTAATGAAATAAAAACAGATAAGACAGAACTTGACTACGTAGAAGATCAAGACTTACCGTGGGCATTCTGTATCAACGGGACATATGGCAAGATGCAAGCAATACCTGATGAGAGTGATTGGGTGTTTGGATTCTTTGCTGATGGAAGAGACGCACAGCATCCGTTCATCTTAGGAACAATGTTTGGCCAGAACATCGATGATAATGGATTCGCAGATCCACCGGCAGGGGCAGAATAATGGCAAAAGTATCAAAAGATTTTATTGACAGCTATGGTAATGCCCCACTATCACCGTGGATGAGTGGAGAGCAAGGTAAACGTACAGCCGCAGTTGTACAAGGCGCCAGTCGCAAAGAAGAAAACAAAATTGGACTATCAGAAGATCAAACGTGGTCAGAGCCTGATGTAATCGCACCATCTAGAAGTATGAACACTGTAGTCTTTCAAGCAAAGAATGGTGGTAATACTGTAGTAGTCAATGACGAAGGCTCAGACGGCACAGGTTATATCATGATTACCCATAACACGGGTTCTGTGGTGCAGATCGATCAGAATGGTAACGTTCTCATCAAATCATTTGGCGATACTCATAACACAAGTGAAGGCGTACAGCATCAGAGATCAGAGGGTAACTACAATCTAAATGTAGGTGACGATTGGAACGTGAGAGTAGAAGGTGGCTCTAACAACGTATACGTTCAAGGCGATGTAAACATTCAGTGTGAGAACTTCAACGTAGAAGCACGTGGTAAAGCAACTATCAATGCCGCAGAAGCATTAGAGTTGCGTGGTGCTAAAGTAAGTATCGAAGCAAGTGCTACTGATATCGACATGGCATCATTCTCAAATATTAGAGCGAGTGCTTTGACTGGTGGTATTAGTATGGGTTCTACTCTTGGTATGTCGCTGAACAGCCTCACGTCTTTGAACTTAGGTTCTGGTGTAGCAACTAATATTGGATCTCTCGGGCTTGTCAACACTAAAGTTGGTGGGGCATATATCGTACAAGCAGGTGGACTTGTAGATATCAAAGCAACTGGTCTAGCGTACTTTGACGGTCTTCTAGTAAGACTTGGCGAATCAATAAGTCCTCCTATACCATTGCCTGCGAAACCAGACAACGCTGAGATGCCTAAACTGAAAACACCTGAAGCAAGACGCCCAGCAACAAATAGCCAAGACAATATAAATACTGTTATGCCATCTCCTGAAGGTATATCAGATCGTGCTGGAGACGATACAAAACAATGACATGTAGACCAACAACAATAGCGAGTAGATATTCGGAATCTGTTATCCAAACAGGGTTTGCTCCTGCGTTCAGTGTAGTTGATATATTGAACAAAGAAGCTAATCCAGCGGATAGCTATGACGCTACTACACTGCTTAGATTATCACAGAACTTGAATACAACGATAATCAGTTCGGATACCTCTGCGTTTTCTCTCCTGAATCAAAGATATCAACAATCACCTATTCTCTTTAGTGAGGTTGCTGACTTCTTAGATCAAAGTGGTTTGAATATCAATACAGTTGATACACACCTTGCTGATTATCAAAATACTATAACGCCAAATCAGTACGTACCCGCTGACTCTATTCCGTCAGATGTGCGTGATATCTATTCTCAGTTAGAGTTTTACTATAGCGAGAATATGGCTAATTCTATTTCTGGTGGTCTGTGTAGTGCAATCGCAAATCCATTTGATAAACTTATTCCACTGTTAGACGTATTGACATTTGCTGGTAGTATTCTAGATACTATTCTCAGTTTCGATTTAGCGTCTCTCGCAAATCCTCTTGAAGCACTCAAATCTAAATTAGAAGAGTTAGTAGACGAACTTGCAGAGACACTAAAGAAGCAACTAGAAGGTATTGTAGAATCTGCTACTCAGTTTGTGAAAAACGTCAAAGCTGGTGCAGAGAAAATGATCAAGAAGATCAAGCGCATGATAAACAATGTGAAGAACTTCTTACAGAATACTACTGTTGACAGCATCAAAGCTGATATCAAAAAGTTTATTGATAAGTCTGTAGAGCAATTCAAAAGTCTTACTCCTAATGCTATCGCACTGTTACTTTTCCGCTTCTGTCAGTTTACAGAAATGGTACAAGCGTTTATGATGGGACCTATCGATGCACTCAGACAGTTCGCAGTAAACCTAACATTACAAGAGCAACTTGTAGATAAGATTGGTGAGTACAGAACTAAAGATGCAGTAAACGCTGGTGCAGTACGAGTTGATGAAAAGGGTGTAGACAAAGCGAAGAAGCGGCTAGTCGAAGGACAAAATAGATCCGCTAAGAAACAAGACGAAGAGCGTTTTGTTTTCGAACGACCTTCGTCAGAGTTCTATGTGTCGGCAAATACTCTAACCGATAAAGAACGTGAAGGCTTACTAAATCTTGGCGATGATGGACTAGAAGGCAGATTCAAATTCAATAGTTCTGTTTTGAATATGGGCAAATATGTAAGTGACGCTGTAGAGGGCGATGGATATAGAAACGTTCAACCAGAAGTATGGACAAAGTTGACAATTGTTGCCAGAAGAATGAGCAAAACTTTTACAATCAATAGTGGATATAGATCACCTCAGTATAACGATCAAGTCGGTGGTGCTAAGAACTCATCACATAAAAGTGGACTCGCTATTGACGTGAGTATGTCTGGTATGTCAGATGAAGACATTCGTAAATTTATTCGCACAGCAAGTCAAGAAGGCTTTATGGGTGTTGCTTATTACTCAGGTAGTAATTTCGTACACTTAGACATGGGAGCAAGAAGATCGTGGCTTAGAGGTCACAGATTTGACAATTATATCGCTATGCACTTAGATGATGGATTTAGAACAGGATCTTCTAGTCAAATTAGCTACCCACAGACCCAAGTGTCATAAATATCAATAAAGGACCTATAGATGGCAATCAAGACACCACTCAACGCTAAAAAGTCTCTCTACTCAGACTTTCACATGGACTTCTTCAAGAATCCCGTGAGTTTGGACTTGGCCGTAAATAGGGATGAAGAAGCAGTAAAACAATCAATAAAAAATCTGTTGTTGACTGACAGAGGTGAAAGACCGTTTCAGCCCAATCTAGGCAGCGACATTCGTAAGATGCTTTTCGAAAATCTTACACCTAACACTTCTCTTGTTATGAGAGAGATGATTCGTGAAACCGTAGAGCAATATGAGCCTCGTGCAAATCTTATTGGAGTAGATATAATCGCTACGCCAGATAATAATGCTGTACGTGTGGTAGTTGTATTCAACGTCATAAATAGTGAAGAAGAAGTAACATTAGTCACAACACTAACTAGGGTAAGGTAATGGCAAATCAGGCACCATTTACAGAATTAGATTTTGCACAGATCAAAAGTAATCTGAAGACCTTCTTGAAATCTCAAGAGAACTTCAGAGACTATGATTTTGAAGGATCTAATATGAACGTACTGCTAGACATTCTAGCAAAGAATACGTTCCAAAACAATTTCTATAATAACATGGCATTCTCAGAAATGTTCCTCGACTCAGCGCAGTTGAGAGAAAATGCTATGTCTCACGCAAAGGAATTAGGATATACTACTGGCTCACGTAACAGCGCAAGATCGAATCTTGCCCTTACGTTCAACGCAGATGATAATCCAGCTTTCGTAACAATTCCTAAGGGCACAAAATTCAATGCCCAGTGTGGTACAAAAACTTATACATTCTTGACTGATGCTGTACGAGTAGTAAAGCCTGATGCTACTGGTGCATATACTATCGATGATCTAAAAGTTTTTGAAGGAAAGTACATAAAAGAGTATTATACTGTTGACAACACGAAGAAACAAGAGTATATTATAAACAATGAGAATGTTGACTCTGAAAGCATCAAAGTAAATGTGTATGATTCATCTGCCGCTAATGCTAACTCAACAGAATATGTAAGAACAAATACTATCTTTGGTGTTGAGCCAGCTGACAACGTTTTCTATGTAGACACTCATTTCGACAATCTATACAAAGTAGAGTTTGGGCGTGAGAGATTTGGTAATGAACCAGAGAATGCTACAGTAATTGAAATTGAATATCGTGTAACGAAAGGTGAAGAAGCAAATGGCGCTGGTAACTTTAGCACTATTGGTAACATTGGCGGGTACTCTGCTACTGTCACAAACAATGCAACAAACAATGCCACTCAAGGTTCAGAGCGAGAGTCACTTGAAGACATCAAGTTCTTTGCACCCAAGTCTATTCAAGTACAGGAACGTGCAGTAACAAAGAAAGACTACGAAGTTCTACTGTCACAACAGTTCCCAAATATTCAGACCATCTCTGTTTATGGTGGTGACGAAGTTGATCCACCTCAGTTTGGTAAAGCAATTATTTCCGTTGACGTGTTCAATGCAGACGGTGCTAGTCAGAACGACATCAAAGCATTTAGAGACTATATTCGCACAAAGACTCCTCTGACTATTGAGCCAGTCTTCTTGCCTGCGAAGTTTATGTATATTGATCTTGCTATCAACACAGCATTCGACACTAGGATAACATCTAAAGGAGCGGCTCTACTCGAATCGTTGATCGAAGAAGCTATCATTACCTACAATGATACGTCACTCAATAAGTTCAACTTTACGCTTAGACAGTCCAGACTTTCAAATATTATTGACACTAGTGATCCTTCTATAGTATCTACTGATATTGTTGCACGTCCGATAATCGAATACAAACCTGTTCTCGGTGATTTGGCAAACCCATCATTCGATTTTAGTGCTGAACTTGTTGTCCCTTATACGTTCAATGAAGTCATTGGATTCAATGCGTATAAGCCAGCTATCTCAACTTCAAGGTTTACATTGAACGGATCATTGGTGTCTCTTCAAGATGATGGTCAAGGTAACATCATTGCAATCACTGCCGACACTGCAACACCTAGTGTGTTCAAGAAGTCAATCGGCACTGTAGACTATACAACTGGTATTGTAAGACTGACTAACTTTGAAGTGGATAACTATGTTGGAAAAGCAATCAAGTTTTATGCAAACACCACAAAGAAAGATATTAGTTCAACTAAAGACAGAATCTTAGTAATTCGCCGTGAAGATATAAACATAACTATGACTACAGTATAGAGAGAGTATCATGGCCGTTAGAGACAACGTAAGCAGATCAAGAGAGAATATCTACACAGATATTCCTAGTCAATTTCCTAGTATCTATAGGGAAGAGGGTCAGCTATTCGTAGAATTTGTGCAAGCATATTATGAGTATGTAGACACAACTCTACCAAAGTTTCGTGATGCATTCTATGCTCGTAATGTCGATACCACTGATTTTGATAAGTTTCTATTGTACTTCAAAAATAAGTACATGGACAATCTGCCGTTTGACTCATCAACCGATTTACGATTTGTAATCAAACACATCACAGACTTCTATAGACGTAAGGGCACCGAAGAATCGTTGCGCCTTTTCTTTCGTATGTTCTTCAACGAAGAGGTCGAAGTATTCTATCCCAGTTCATCTATTCTAAAGCTATCTGATTCTATTTACGGATCAAGTCAATATTTAGAAATGAAAGCAGTTTCTACTGTTAGAGATTATCCTATTATTCGTGGCGCAAAGATTGTAGGCGATACATCAAAGGCAGAAGCATTTATTGATGAGGTGATATTCAAAAACTTCAATGGTTCTATTACACCTATCGCTTTCATATCAAACGTCAACGGTAAATTCATATCAGATGACGTGCTGACTTCTACATTAGGTGATACCGTAAATAATGTAGGTAAACTTATCAAGGGTAGTATTAGTAAAGCAACGGTAAGGTCTGAAACAAGACTTCCTGGTAACAATATTGGTGATGACCTAAAGATCGTTTCTAGTGGCAACGGAGTCTATGGCAAAGCAGTAGTGGATACTGTTCGTGAAACTACTACTGGTGTTATTGAGTTTGAAGTAGAAGACGGTGGCTATGGATATGCTGTACAGCAAAACGGTGTCGATGATGCTACACTGAATGATTATTCGATTACCAATCAAGTTGCGGTTGTTGACACTAATAGCGGATATGATATCAAAGCATTTGATACGATCACATACACAAACGCTGAAGTTAGGTACGTAAGTAATGATCAACAAGTGCCTGGATTTACTTCAGTAAGTACCACTCTTACTGTTGTAAAATTTGAAGGCTCTGTGATATACTGCGTAGCACCAGATTCAAATCTGCCCGTGTTGCCTGATAATTCGTACATAGAGGGGACGAATGATAGAACTAGTGCAACTATTCGTGCTACTAAAACATCTGCTTACTTACCTGAAGCACAGTATCGTGTTAGCACAATCAAGAACGCTGAAACTGTTACGCTGATTCCAGACATCTTATCAAATTTCTTGAATGTAACATTAGACTCAAGTGACTATGGCATGTCTGGCTCTGGAGCTGAGACTATCAACACAACTATTCGTGACGCATTTACTCCAGTCACATATGAGATTGGCGAGATTGATGTTATCAATGTATTGGACTCTGGACAAGGATATCAAAACGACCTTCCATCAATCATTCGAATGCCTGAGATCAACAACTTCTTACATAAAGACATAGGACTCACATTCAATAATACTGAGTTCTTACTTTTAGTGGGAGACGTGATTACTCAAGTAAGACAAATCGAAGACTTGAGCGATTGGACTACCTCTAATACTACAACGTATGTGAACTATACAGTGAAGTTGAAGTTCTTACGTAGAGATGGTGACGTGTTTTACTTTAGACCACTATCATTTTATCAAGTAGATCCCGAGGCTCAGATAAATATCAAAGGTAATCTGTATGATATTGTTGATGCATTCGAAGACGATGACTCTTTGCCTATGGGCTTGAATGCAGACATCACTGGCACAGCATTCTTTGCTTCTGGTCAAGTCGATAGTATTACTGTCACTGACACAGGATATAAATACAACAATGGTGAAGTACTTGATCTAGTAAATAATAATGTCGATAGTGATCTATACGGTACTACGGTGGCAACAATTGAAGTTGAGACACGTGGTAGTGGATTTACTGAAGGAAACTGGCAGACAACTACATCGTTCTTGAATGAAAAGACTAAGGTTATTAGGGATAATGATTACTATCAAGAGTACTCGTATGATATATCCTCTATTGTAAATCCAGATAAGTATGAAAGTTTAGTAAAAGAAGAAGTTTCTGTAGCAGGCACAAAACTGTTCAGTTCTCCTCTCATAAATAGTGTAAACAAGTTTGAAACAAACGTGGATATTGACTTTGAAGTATTCACATTAGACGAAGAATTGAACGTTGCAAATAACTTTGTGGAAATTGGTCCTCTATACAGAAGACAATTCTTTGCTCCACCAGTTGTTGGCACAGACGAATTGGTTGCAACAGTGGCAAACATCGTAGAAGATGTTACGCTAAGAGTTCAATCAGATATAAACAGCTAAAGGCATATAGATGGCTAAGATTATTACAGAAAATTTTAGAGTGCAAACCACGAATGAACTATTTCGTTCGTTTACCGAGGGCAATCAAAATATCGTTACAGACTTTACTGCCGACATGAACACTTATGTCGATAGTGGTGCTATTAGCCTTTCGAACTCAGACAAGACTACACTCTTCAATTACTTTCCAACATCACTATTGAGCATTATGAATGCGACTCAACCAGACAGTACGTATTATGTAATGGCGTCCTCGATTACTAAAGGCGCTACAATTGAGAACACACAGTTTCAAAAGCGAGAGTTTCAGCGCAGAGTTATCTTTGGCAACAAAGTTACTCAGTCAGACATTCGATATATGTTTGATATAAATGCTTGGAACAGTGGCACCATTTATGATGCTTATGATGATAGAGAAGATATATCTGCACTCAATATGTACGTAACAGTTCTTGATGGCACAATAAACGAAGGTTCGTACAAAGTCTATAAATGCTTAGGAAACAACGGTGGGACTGCTTCAACCGCCGCACCTTCAACGAGTGACGTAGATGCAGTCTACGAGATACAGTCAGATGATGGATATATTTGGAAATATATGTTCTCTGTACCACCAGCAGAATACATCACTTATGCCACAACAACGTCTTTGCCCTACTACGCTGATTCCACAGTAGTGTCTGCGGCAGTAGAATCAGTTTCCGATATCATAATTACAAGAACTAAGAATCAATTGTTTGGCGCAAACACCGGTGCATATAATCTAGGCAATCTAACTATAAAATCTATTGTACAAGTTGATAGCGTTTCAAATAGATGGGAAATTGAATTACAAACGGAGTCTTCTAATAGTACTCCAACTCATGAGCCTAATGCATACACTAACATGTATATTAGAACAGAGGCTGGCGCACTTTATGATATCGATGCGTCCGATTCACCTTCCGGCGCTGATGAAACAACTAAAAACTTTTTCGTTTCCATAACTTCAGTTGGTACGCCTGATCTGAGTGTTCAGCAAGCCGCTTTCATTGTACCAAAAGTAGAAGTAAGTGCTTCAGGTGGTACAAGAGCATTGGCATATGGAGAGTTGAATGCGAGTGGTACACTTATAGATGTAAAGATTGACACTAAAGGCACACACTACAAGTATGCAACAGCAACGTTGAAACTGCCTCCTGCATTGCAAGATCAATCAGCAACAACGGAACTTAGAGCAATCATGTCACCTCGTGGAGGGCATGGCTCAGATCCAATTTCAGAATTATATATGTCAAAGCTGGCTGTTATCACAAACTTCTTTACGAGTAGTTTGAATAACATTCCAGATAGTAACACATATACACGTGTAGGTCTAGTAAAGAATCCAGTATTCGCAGACGCATCTTCACCTACATCTTTAGATAATAGAATGGAAGTTCGTGTATCGGGAGACATTAGTTCTGCCGTTAGTGCGAATCAGATTGTCGAACAAACAGTCGGCAATGAAACATTTCGTGCAGTAATACACGAAGTAAAATACACAACTGGGAGCCCTGGCTATACGTCATTGTTCCTGGTAGACTACGTAGGCGACCATAACGCTACATTTGCTACAGGCAGTATTGACATAAAAGATTCGGTAACTTCGGATGTTACTGGTACGTATAGCATAAATAATGTTGTGAACACAGGTAAATACGTAGACTACAGCGGCGATCTTCTTCACTTTGTGGATTTCGATGCAATTGCAAGAGAACCAGAAAGACGTGAGAAAATCAAATTCGTTTTCGACTTCTAGGAAAGAGACTTATACATGGGCATTAATAAAGACCTAAACATTGATCCTTACTATGAGAATTTTTATGATTCTGCTAACCCTCAGTATAAGCAGTACAATAAAGTTCTCTTTAGACCAGCACGTGCAGTACAAGCCCGTGAACTGACTCAATTGCAAACAATCCTGCAGGAGCAGGTTGAACGCTTTGGTTCGAATGTCTATCAAGAAGGAACAGTAATCACTGGTATCAACGTCACTGAGCGTACAGATATCTTCTACGTAAAAGTGAATGACACAGCGTCTTTGCCAGACCCTACTGTATATCAGCCATCAACTTCAGTTGACGTAAACACTGGAGAAGAAGTCACAACAGAATACACGCTGAGAACTTTAGTCGGTACTCAGTATCTTACAGCTAAAATTCTAAAAGCCGCTAACGGTTTCCAAACACGTGACCCCAACCTAAAAACATTTTTCGTCAATTATCTCACTACAGTTCAAGCAAGCGATGGATCAGACATCAAGCAATTTTCTCCTGGCGATGTGCTAGAGGTACTTGATAGCGATGGCAATCCAATTAGCGGTGTATCTGCTACTGTTGCATCAGTAAACAATCCAGTAGGACATGCTTTTGGTGCCTCTGTAGATGAAGGCGTTATCTTTCAGAAGGGACACTTCGTATTCGTAGAAGATCAATTGATCATCATCGAAAAGTATTCTTTGACTCCTAGAGATGTTGCTCTTGGTTTCAACATTCAAGAAAATATTATCACATCTGGTCAAGACTCGACACTGCTTGACAACGCACAGGGATACAATAATGATAATGCCCCTGGTGCGGACAGATTGCAACTCAAGCCAATTCTTACGGCATATGAAAAGGCAGATGAGCCAGACGATTTCTTTGCGCTAGTTCGCTTTGAAAATGGCGAAGCAGTTACTATTCGTAACGTAACACAGTTCAACTCTATCGCACAAACAATGGCACGTAGAACGTTTGAGGAATCAGGCGACTATGTAACACGTGGCATGAACTTGTCACTAGAAGATGACGGCACTAATATTCAAGCCGTAGTATCACCAGGTAAAGCATACGTAAACGGTTATGAAGTAGAGTCCGTAGGTAAGAGATACTTAGACGTTGCACCTTTAGGATCTAGTGACACGATCACTAGAAATAATGAAGGCACTGGCGCACAGTTTGGACAATATTTAGAGTTCAGTTGGCAAGCACCTACAGGCACAACTAATAGTGCAATTAGACTGAATCCATTTGAGATGGACGGTACTCGTTATCCCATGTACGATAATGGCAACAATCAGATAGGCACTTGTTCTATAGGTAGCGTCTCGCAAGGAGTATCTGTAAACGGAACTCAACAAGGTCGACTGTATATCTATGCGGTAGATAAAGATCCTAATTATATCAATTCTGACGTATACAGAATAGGCGGTAACTCATCTAATACATCCCCGAACTTCGGTACTATTATAACCGCAGGTCTGTTCGATGTCAATAACTCTGCTTTAGTGTTTCCTCTGGGAAGCAATCACGTAAAACAGATTAGCGATCTTGTATTCGTTAGACGTGTACGTGAGACGATAAGCACAGCCACAGGCGCATTCGTACTTGAGCCTACTCCTACAACTCAGCCATTATCAGAAAACATTCTAATGGTAAACACTGTTTCACAGCTAATACCGCCGATCACTGGCGCCGCATCTGGCGTTACTACTTCGGCATATCCAGGTGGCGGAACTCAGGTCAACGTTGCCGCACCCGATCAACTAGGAGATGGCGCACTACAATTTGTGTATTATGATCGTCTAGAAAGAGAAGTTGCGGCCGACTCGCTCTCTGCTATTGATGTTTATATGACACTTACGTATGACACCACGTCAGATAAAGGCATTATTGGTTTACCAAACGGAGTCAAACTATTAGAAGTTATCG